CCCTGGAACCCGGCAGCCTCGGCTAAAAATCGGACGCCTTCCGCGCTGTGGAGACCGTCGGGTAGACCCGCCGCCTCCTTTGCTTCTGCTATGGTCTGCATTTGAGTTCACCATAACATAAAGGATCTTAAAGGATTATAAAGCTTTTGCTCACCAAAACCTTAAATATAAAGCGAACCAAAAGACCACATTATGGCTGGGAAAAAAGTAGTGGCTACAATAACGATAGATCCAGAGATAGCCGCATGGATCGATAAGGAAATCGAGCGTAAGAGATTTGCAAACCGAACCCACGCAATAGAGTACTGCCTACACCAGGTAATGACCAAAGAAGAAGCCAAGATAAGAGGAGAACAGGGAAATCATGAAGCCCCTGCCTCCGCTTAACGACATTTTAGTTGGTGAACCCAAATGTCAGTTAAATCTAGTCACTCCCAGGAATATGAAGTTACCGGCGATCTCGCCGCGGTTGAGACGATAGACCTTCTCGCCCTGATCCCCCCCACGCTGGACGGGATGACAAAGGCCCTTTTTGTGGACGTGATAACCCGCCTCGCCCACCTCGAGGAGGAGGGACGCCAGAAGGACGAGAAGATAGCCGCCCTGGAGACACTCCTCGCCGAACATGAAGACTATGACGCCAGAGAACACGCCGACGACCGTCGCCGGATAGCCGCCCTAGAGACTCCAGCCCCAGCTATCAGCCAGCAGACCGGAGAAGACCACATCGACCGCCTATTCTCAGAGATGAGACGGCTTAAAATGCGATACATAACCATCAAAGACGCTGCTCGCCTTCTGGACATCTCCAAGCCTCACATGCACAAGCTAAAACCGTATCTTGTGGACGATTCAAGGTTTACGATCATCAAAGATCCCCATCACGGCCAACGCTATCTTATCGGTATAATCTAGGGAGATGAACCGTATCATGATACGGTTACGGTCGCAAAACCTGATTCGATAGCGGTCTAACTCCTGCATCCCGGATGTGACGATCATTCGGGAAAATGTGGTGTGGTTTAGTCGGAGATATAGATATAAATTAAGCGATAATATATAAGTAATCAAGAAAATACAGTCTAACGCTTGAATCTCGCCAAACTGTAACCGTATCATGATACGGTTTTCTTCTCCGAAAATTTTAACTTATGGCGCCGACGTCGCAATCCCCGACGCCTGCAGCTCCTGGATCTTCTCCTTCAGGTCGAAGGTGTACCTCCTCGCCCTCGTCCCGCCCCTCCGAACGTTCTTCGCTTCCAGGCCCGCCTCCTTTAGCCACCTCCCCAAATGCTTAGGATGCCCCCCGACGATCTCGGCGATCTGTGAGACGCTCGGCTCCTCTCCCCGGCTGTGGAAGTCCCGGATCGCATCGATCGCCCTCTCGACGAGCCCCCCATCTGTCTTTGGTAAGACTGTCTTTGGTAAGGATTCCGATGGGCGGGGCGTGTCTTTGGTAATAATCTTCGGTAAGGATCTGTCTTTGGTAAGCTTGTCTTTGGTAAGCTTGTCTTTGGTAAGCTTGTCTTTGGTAAGCTTGTCTTTGGTAAGGACATGTTTAGGAAGGTTTTTGCCGATGTATTTCTTCCTCGTCTTCCCGTCCTCCCACCAATATCGACTCCAATAAGGCCCGTGGCCTGGACCATCTCGGCATTTCTTGCACCGATCTTTATTGCACTTATAAAAATCCTGGCGGTATACCCCCCCTTCTGGAGCCTTGATCGAGGTCATGATTCTGTCTTTGGTAAGGATTGTATAAATAGGTTCTTACCAAAGACAGGCCCTTACCAAAGACAGGCCCTTACCAAAGACAGGCCCTTACCAAAGACAGGCCCTTACCAAAGACAGGCCCTTACCAAAGACACTTAGGTCGATGAACTCCACCAGAAAGCTTTTAAAAGTGTTTAAATAACTGGATTGACGAGGGACTATAATGAAATTGCGGATCGTTTTATTATGCTCGATGCTTGTGCTGATGGCGTCGCTCGCCGGAGCGTTCCCATTGAGCGGAGGGAACGGGCAGTTCAATGCCACTGTTTTTGGGACATATACTGAAGCCAATATAATCGTTGTCGATATGATGTACGATTTCCGTGGCTATAAAATCGAAGGGGTTCAGGATCATGATTTCCTGAAGGTGCATCTAGTTGATTCGGATGACAAATTTTATGAATCAAGTGATAAAGTGGGGATCGGATATGGATCGAGATACTCGCAACTAAAGGATTTATTGGAGGATAGGAAACGTGCGCTGTTTTTTTTCAAAGTCCCGTCCGATAAGCCGATAGAGATAAAGCGGCTGAGAATCACCCCAGCCGAGAGCAGAGGATCGCCATTTTCCATTGAATGGATGGGTGTTCCAGAAGTAATTGGTATGCCAATAAGTATGAAATTTTATTCGATCGAACGCAAATCTGGCGACTACTACTCTCAGATGATCTGGTCTGCTGATATAAAAATTACCAACAATGATCCGGTCAACCAGGTAATCAGTGGGTTAGATTTTGTACTTATTGATCAGTTTGGATATCCGCATGCAAGTGCGAGTGACGGAGAAGTGGTGACGCTGTTACCCGGCGAGTCGATGAGATTTAACGTAAGATTCCCGGACGTGTCAAAGCTGTCTCGCCCCATATATATGCAATATGCGCCGTCAAATCTGACCATGGACATATCCGCCTGGGCATAGACACGTTATGGTGGAATAGGTGGAGCAGGGCCAGCGGATCCGCCCTCTCCCTCCTTGGTTTTCGGGTCCGAATAAGCGTTTATAAAAATACGAGAATCGTCCTGCCCCCAGGGGCGGACCCCGCACTACGCGCTCCATCCCGACTTTAGAAGCTTCTTCATTAATTCGGTTAGTTCTTTCGAGTCGCCGCTAATGCTTCCTTCTATTCTGCCGTCTCCGATTAGAGTGACACTGCCTCCTGATCCCTCGATTTCGTCTATTACACGTTCGACGTCTTCTGAGGCGTAATCAGTAGCAGAAAAAAGAAGTAGTTGTCCACTATAACCTTGTATCATCTTTAACTTTTTCTCCATATCAGTCACTGCGTGATGAAGAGGTATATAAGTTTGGATTGTTCAGATCAGCACCGTCTTGAACTCCTCGGACCCTCCGAGCTCCACAGCCGGCTTCACCGAGACTACCGCGTGACCCAGGCCCCCCACAGCCTTGAGCCTGATCACGTCGGCGATCTCGATCTCCGCCTCGGTCATGACCTTCCCGTAGGAGAGGGTGAGAGCGCCGCCCGTCGTCCAGTAGGGGACGGTCTTGTCTTCCCATCGACACTTGAACTCCTCCCAGGTCGTGACGGAGAGAGGGTTCCCATAGGTGTCCAGGGCGATGAGCCGGATGGTAGGGACGGGGGTCTCGGTGTGGAGGGTCGTTGTCACCGACGTCAGCCGGTCGAAGGTGCTAGTTCCGTTCTTGGTCTGGGGGCCGGTCGTGGTGAAGGTCAGAGTCTCGGACTTGAACGTCACCCCCTGGTAGCCCTCGATCGTGACGGTGTTGGATACAGCCTGGCCGCCGGTCTTGATCCCTCTCACCCTGAAGTTGGCGCCCACGGTGTCGTCGTTGAAAGGGATGGGGTTGACGGCAAGCCCGTCGTAGAATACGAACTCGCTCGTCTTCCTCTTCTCGCCCACCTGGTTGAGGTAGCCGGCTATGATGCTCATCTGGACCTCGCCCCCGTCGCCAGGTAGGGCTCCAGGAGCCGGTAGGCAGTCCAGGACCTCAGAGGCGTCCCCTTGATCCCGCCCCCCTGGAGATCGTCGCCGTAGGTCTCGGAGAGGTCGGAGAGCTTGAAGCTCTTCACGCCCCCCTCCTGGAGGGCTCGTCTTGCATCGTTAGAATGATCGGGCCTCGCCAGGACCTCCTCGCAGACGGCGTTCTTGATCGCTGTGGGGACTACGACGTCCCCTTCGGCGTCCCGTTCTACCCTCCAGCCCCCCCGGGCCTTGATATACCGGGGCCACTGGAGCTCCTGAGAGGTATCGTACTTTTTGCCAGTGAAGGGGAGACTATCCACAAGGCCGGAGACGTAGGTCAGCAGAGCCCCCTGCTCGTCCTCCGTCAGGTCCCCCCAGACAGCTTCCTCGTCGGGCCTGTCGGCCACGTACTCGTCCATCTCTTCAACTGTGACATATAGATCGGCCATGTGATCGCTCCATGAAAATGAGAATGTGAATATGAGGGAGGCCGAGCCGTTCCATTCCCGGCCTCCTGATTCCAAAGGTGGTCATGGGGCTGACTAGACCCCGATGACAAGTAGATGGGGCGGGTGTTCCAAGCCCGCCCCGAGGCGGTTCCTTAGACCATCGTGATGCTTCAATCTCGCAGTACACCCAGCCTGAAAGCGAAGATCTGCTCCTCTGCCGGGGTCGGTGTTCCCGACGGCAGGACCGCCTGGAAGTAGAGGTCCTTCGAATCGTCGCCGCAGGTGAAATCTTCGTTCAGTGCCGAAGCATCGGCCCGCCTGAACGATCCCGCCGCCCCCGTGAAGGTGGCCATCGCTGGGAAGGTGATCTCGGTTACGATCGAGTCCCGGTCCACCCATTTCTCGTCAAAAGCTGCGTTATCGGACACGAACTCCGCTGGAGGGGTGTCGTAGACCACAAGGGTGAGGGCGTTCGTCCAGGAGAGGTTGTCCGTCACGACTCTGGCGTTGAGGATCGCACCGGATCCCCCCACCTTCCTCGCCGCGTTGGCGAACCTGTGGGTCGTCGCGCTCGGTGAGGCGTCGGCCACGGCGTCCAGGGGGGCGTACTGGGTGGTGTTTTCGGGGCGGGTGATCTCCGCCCCTACTTTCCCATAGCCCCCGCGCATCACCACGCCGACATTATAGGAGGCCATTATCCGACCCCCTCACAGCCCGTAGGCGTCGACGAACCCGGCGATGCTGGAGCCGGCCACGTCGATATGGATCGTTCCGTCGGGCCTGACGAACCTCGCCGTCTCCAGGGGGCCGAGAACCACCTCGACCGCTCCCCCGGCAGCCTCCCAGACGAGATCACCCAGGTCCCGCCTGAAGGCGGGGTGGGCGGTCCCGGCCTTGACGGTGACCGTGTCGGCCGCCGTCGCCGCCGAGATGTGAAAATGGAGGATGATCCTCTTGAACCCGGAGACGTCGATAATGTGATCATTCGTCTTGTCGAGGGCGTCCTTCGTCTCGGCGGTAGCAAACCCGCCGTCCATCTCGTTAACGAGTATCTCAGATCTGGTCATGACCTATCAAGCCCCCGTCCCGTCGGTGCAGATCAGAGCCGCGATACAGGAAGGGTCGACCACCTTCGCCCCGTAGCAGTGGAGGCCCCGGAGGGCGTCGGCGAAGAACTTGTCAGGCCGATAAGCTTCGACCTCGTTAACAGAGTCGGCGAAGGTCGTCGCCCTGGAGACCCCGGCCATGACGGTGTAGTCGCCACCGGACTCGGGGACGTTGTTGGACTCCAGGATATCGAAGCCGAAGAGCCTCGTTACAGCACCGTTCTTCATCCCGCCCTCGACGCCGCTCCAATTGACGTTGTGGGTGATGAGACCTTCTTTCAGAAGGAATCCGCTAAGCCACGGAGGGATTATGGCCCACCGCCCGGCCCTGGGCGCGTTGGCCTCGTCGAGCTTGGTTTTGAGGTCGATCAGGTAGTCTCTCACCAGGACTTCGTCCAGGTCGAAGCCGATCGCAGAGTCGGAGCCGATGACGGTCCCGGCCTGTGCCTCCATGATCCCGGCCACGTACTGGTCGGCGACGTCGCCGAGCTGGTAGGCCGCGTCTCTGGTGGCGCTCTCCATCAGCTTCACGTTCATCTGGGCCTTGTCGATGTCCTCGATCCTGAAGTTGAAGTACTTCGCCTCGGTGACCTCCAGGGTTGTGGAGGCGTCGTCCAGCTCCTCGGGGTCGGAGAGCCCGCTCGTCTTGTTGTAGTTGCCGATGCTGATCGGCCCGTGGGCGGTGATCCGGACGGTGTCGCCCTTACCCTTGATGGCGCCTTCGTAGTCTCTGTTAATAACTCCAGACTGTCCATAAACCAGGGACTTCTGGAGACTCTGGAGAATTTGGGCGCTCCAGACCTCGCCTATGAAATTGTTTATAGCCATAGAAAATTACCTCAATGAGCCCTCTTTCATCTGGCTCTTGATCTGGTCCATGTTGGCGATGATTTGGTCGGGGGACATGGCCTTCACGGCCTCCCGGGTTAGTGGTTTTTTCACGTCGCCCGGAGGTTGCCCTCCGCCGCCCACAGGCCCGCGGGGACCAAGTTCTTTCAGCAGCTTGGCGCCGTCGGCCCTCATTTCCTCCTCGGTCTCGCCGTGGAGACGTCCCGCCAGGGACGGAGGGAGTTTTAGGTCGGTGGCGATCTTCGCCTTCAGGGTGTCCAGGGTTGCGGCTTTGGTCGTGGCCTCGGCCTCGGCGTACTTCGCCTTCAGCTCCTCGTTTTCGGCCTTGACCTCGTCGTAGTCGGCGTACTTCGCCTTCTCACGATTGAGTCTCTCCTGGACTATTCGGTCCACATCTGCCTGGGTGAATTTTGGTTCTGCATCGTCTGTCATGGTTTTACTCCGAAGTTAACGGCCTTCGTGTGCCTGATGATCATAATATCGTAACCTCTCGGGCCTCGTCCTTGATCCGGGCGACTTCTTCATCGAGGTCTTTCTCAGTGGCGTCAGGGTCGAGCCTGGACAGGCTGCCCCATACAGAGGTTGCCATGGCGGCTCTCCTCGCCTGCTCCACCCGCGCCTGCTCCATCGGATCGGCGGGGAGGTTCTCTCGCCACTCAATCGTGACGTTGGTCAGCTTCTCGGCGCCGGCCATCCTGGAGGCGACCTCCATCTCGGCGGTCGTCTCGATGACCTCCAGGAGACCAGGCTTGACCCGTAGCCGGAGCCGGTTGACCTTCGCCAGGGTGGGGAGGAGGAGGCGCTTGAGGGCGCTCCCTGATTCAGCCAGCCCGTTCTTGGTCTCGCCGAACGCCGCCGGCGACAGCTCCGCCTGGACGTAAAGCTGACCGAGAACCGTTTCGATATGCTTGAAGGTAGCCTCCATCTCGGCATCCCAGACGAGGATCTCCGGCGGTGCTTCGCCCTCGTTTAGGGCGATGTATTTCTCGTCGGAAGCCCAGACCACTTCGCCCGTCACGGGGTCCTTTATCCGGAGGCCAGGGGGGCCGCACATCCAGGGGTCGGAGAAGACGTCCAGGGTCCCGGAGACCTTGATCAGCCTCCTCTCCAGCTCCTCCACAAGGTCGGCGATGTCCCTGAAATCGTCCCGTCCATGGACCCCGTCGAGGCCTTTCAGGTTGCTGAAGGGGACGACCAGGAAGGCGTCGACGCCGGTCTCCTCGTCGGGCTTCAGGGGGGTGTACCTCTCGATCGTGGGG